ACCCCTTAAATATTTCAGGGGGCTCAAGACACTCAAGGACGTAGAAACTAGATACATGAAAATGAAAAAGAAAACATACACGAAATTCTCTACCGATAAGAACGTGAAAACGCGCGCCTCCTCGTACACGAAACGATTCCGCGAAAAGTACCCGAACGCGAAGTCCCTCCCCGAAATAGCAAAGGCTACGAAGATACCCCTCAAAACTCTTCAGACTATTTACAATAGAGGACTTGCTGCGTGGAGAACCGGGCATCGTCCAGGTGTTTCTCCACAAGCATGGGGTTATGCGAGAGTTCATAGTTTTGTAATGAAAGGTAAAACATATTACACGGCGGATAAAGATTTGAGATAGATGAAAAAAATATGTCTAAATAATATAATTAAACATGGTTGATATGCCCACAGAAGCTAACAAAAAAGCTGCCGCGAAAGCCAAGGTGAGGCTCACAAAGATAGTAAATGGGAAACGCGTTAAGAAGACTCGCGAAGAACTTTCTAAGAACGTTCAGAATGTTTTGAAAGCGAAGAAACCAATGCCTACAATGGCCGACAAGGAAATGGCAAAGAAAGCCAAAGTGAGGCTCACAAAGACGGTAGATGGAAAACTTGTTAAGAAGACGCGTGAAGAACTCTTGAAGAATATTAAAAACAAAAAGAGTGTCGCTGCTGCCGGACAGCCAAAAAAGAAGCTCGATGTGCGGACAAAACGATACAGGGCTTTCTTAAAACGTTACACGTTTGAGAATTACCCATACATAGGTGAAGATATTACCGAATGGGCGGAAAATTATGCCTCAAACAGGAAGGCTAAATTAGAGAACTATAAGAATCTATTGAGGAACGTAGAGAACGAGGCTCGTAGAAATTATGGAAACTAAAACAACTTATAAAGATTTGAGATGATACATACCGAATTTATTTTAATAAATATTTCATGAAGACCGCAGAACTCGCTCCAGTCCGGTCTCCATGTGATAGACTCAATGTAGGATGCGTTTTCGTAAATAACAATCGATGACTGATTTGAATACCTAAGTCACTTTGACCTATCATTAAAATCACAAGACTCAGTCAAACATGAACTCTCAATCTATCGCTACCTACATTGCCAACCTTGAAAAGGAGAACGCCGAACTCAAAGAGCGTCTCCGCAAATGTGAAGAAGAAAAGGCTATCCTGGAATACGAAACCATGCTTCACTACGCTGAAGTGAGTGAAGACGAATCCGCTGCATCTGACTCTGACTCCGAATATGAAACAGAATCTGAACCTGAATCTGAATCTGAATCTGAATCTGACGATAACTACTTTGTCTGTTACAACTTACCTCTCACGGAAGCTTTCGATGAGCTCGCCAAAGAGGAAGAAAATGAATACAAGAAAGCTGTGTACGAAAGAGCCGCTAATCTGATCTACCACCTTGATTTCAAGGTAACCAACGGCGAAGAACTTTCCCACATGTGTGGTATCGGAAAGGGTACCGTCCGAAAAATAAATGAATTTCTTGAAACTGGTGAAATTAAGAGGTCCAAGACATTCACTACGAATAAAAACATTGCCGAGCAATTGGAATTGCTCTCGAAATCTGAGAAAAACACTCACAAGAGTGAGGCTTACAAGAAAGCCGCCGACGCTATCCGCAAACTCAAATTCGAAGTCACGAACGGTAGCGTTATTTCCAAAGGACCTCAAAAGGTGCCTGGTATCGGTAAAGGTATCGCGAGCAAGATCGATGAATACATCGTGACCGGTAAAATTAAGAAGTTCTCGGGCTAGTAGAATACGTTTTAATCATCAGATATCAACATTTTCCTTACTTCATCATATACGACACTCAATAGCGCCACCTTGTACGCGAGAAACCCGACGAATGTCGCGCCGTAATCAAAATCAAACGCAAACGGTGCACTGTTCCACACAGTTTCAAATACAGCGGTTCCAATGGGAGCCAATAACTGTTTTTGAAACGGTGAACTTTCGATGTTATCCACGTGATTTTCGAGGAGTGATATGTAAGCCAGAGACGTAGCGACACCAATCGTGGAAGACACACCCTGCTCCGCACCCTGTGTGATAAAATACATGGACGTGAGTGCACCCCCGTACGCGACGGTCATACGATTGATACGTTTTTTGAGTTTATCATAATCAGTTCTTGGTTCAGACGATGCGCGAACGACCGCGTTGTGAATGGACCACATTTATAAAATAATTTGTGTATTCCTTAATTGAGATAAAGATTACGTTCCCCTATACATAAATGAGCGAACTTTGCGTTAAGAAATTGGTTGAAGATGCTGTTATTCCAACTCGGGGTTCTTCTCATGCTGTTGGATATGATTTATACAGTGTCGAGGATTGCTGTGTACCACATAACTCACGGCATCTTGTCGGGACGGGGATCTCAATTGTTTTGCCAGTAAATGTGTATGGTCGGGTTGCGCCCCGTTCAGGTCTCGCTGTCAAGCACGGTATCCAAGTCGGTGCGGGTGTCATAGATCCGGACTACACTGGCGAGGTCAAGGTCGTACTATTCAACCAAGGCGACAAAGATTTCGAAATCAAAAAAGGAGACAGAATCGCGCAACTTATTTTAGAAAGATGTGAAACGCCGAGTGTTCGAGAAATCAGTGAAATTACCGAGACTGATCGCGGTTCTGGTGGTTTTGGATCTACTGGCGTTTAAAATTTTTTTCGTTCATCACAGAACCAAAGCATTTCTTCTGTGGGCATGAATAGAATGCCTTTGCGCATGGTTAACCATAACTGCGCTTGGTTTACGTTTGGATAACTCCAAAGGAGCCACCTTTCCCAATACCCCGCACGAAAGGGATCGTCCCAATTTTCTTCCGTGCTGGTGTCCGCATAAAGCATACCTCTGTGTATTTCGTATGGGTCGGTCTCTGTTCTCACATCTTTTGGTATTTGTGCACCGCGTCTGAGAAGATGTGCTCTCATGAGCCGTGGATTTCCGTGATCTGTGTAATCGGGTGAATTCTTGGATCCAATGTCTATAGTATTCTTATTTGGGAGAGTAACCCTGTACTTGTGTGTGAGAGTAGGACTTGGCTTGAGGACCACGTGCATATACATTAATAAATCAATAAAAATATCCTAAGACACACACAGACACTTTAAAAAATCAAGCATGTTGAACATCCTTAACGCGACTATTGGTACTGGCGGACCCCTCGTGGTCGAACATAGAGGTAAGATTTTTGTGGAACACTGTGTTCTCATTTCCACAGATCATATAGAACGAATGAAGGCTCGAATCAAGAAAATTGCATTCAGTAAGATTGAACAAACTTCAGATCGCTCGTTTTCAATTTCTTGACCACAAATTTGGTTTCGATCATACGCATGTACGCATAGGCGACCAAGAACTCAAGATTATGTAATGACTTATATAAGTGCCATGTAAACATTTTCAATACGTAATTATCCCTTTTGTTACACGTCTGTTCTCTCGTAGTAGTTGTTGTTCTGGCCATATCCTATATAAAAACATAGATTCTAAATAAGTTATGCGAACATTCATATCACTCGATGGAATTACCATTAAGGTGGGTGAGAATGCAAAGGATAACAGTGCACTGACTGAGTCGAGCTATCCGAAAGAGTGGTGGTTACACGTATCAGACTTACCAGGTTCGCATGTGGTCGTGTGTTACGAAGGCGATGTTATTCCTCGAGAAACTAAACGTGATGCAGCGATACTTGCAGTGAAATACAGTAAATCCAATTGTATGTCTATGGTACCCGTGGATTTGGTGCGCGTAGAAGATGTTGTGTCTGCGAAGAACCATGGGCAAGTGCACTTGACTAAATCGGCGATGATACTCACGACGTTTCCAAACAAAGAAGCATCACGCCTTGAAAGATTATTAAAAACGAAGGGCGCCACATGAAAAATGAACCATCAAGATTGGGCGCCTGTCGTCATTCATGGAAAGTCTACACCCACGACTCAAAAAATGTCTCGACCGCACCGTGAAGTGACAAAGGAACAAAAATTGGATCGAACTGAGATTGATACACATGATAAAGTATCCGTGTCTATGGCGAATACGATTCAGCAGGGGCGTATTGCTAAAGGTTTTAAAACACAAAAAGATTTAGCAAATGCTATAGGTGTACCCGCGAATGTGATTAATTCATACGAGTCTGGGAAGGCTATTCCAGATAATTCAATTCTCCAGAAACTGCGTAGAGTATTGGGTGTGAAGTTGAAATAATATATAGACGTATCATAATAATGACAAATCCACTTTTGAAACTTTATCAACTCAAGGAGAGGCAAACACAAATCAATAGAACTTTTGCGAGAGCTGGTAAAAAACAGGAGAAGCTCAATAAATTATTTGACAAGCAATCAGCAGCTTACAAAAAGGGTGACATCAAGAGTGCACAAAAGCTTGGTGACAAAATTAACAAACTTTCAAAGGAAATTAAACGCGACTGGAACAAAGTCAAAGCATGATACTTAGAGTTTAAACATGTAATTTAAGTATGCGAGATGTCTGGTATTTGGTTATGAATCCAGATAAATCTCTTTGTTTGGCTAAAGGTAAAAAAGATATAGAAACTGTTATACAGTTAATTCCTAGGACTTATAGTAATCGAATGTGGAAATTTGAAAGGGGTGCATGGGAGTACATGAAACTCATTGTGGTGACACACTTTTTGTCTATATTCATATTTTTCAATGATGTACTTCAAGTAATAAATTTTATATTATCTGTGATTGTAGTTTGCACAGATAATAACAAATATACGCTCCCTTGTTTATTTGGGCATTTAGTATTTTGTTCCACTGGAATACCACTGAATGTTATATATTGGAGTGTTTATGATTTGTGTATTTATTCAATTTATGTGTTATTTTATTCCGTGTTACTTATATTTTACGTAAGAGTTGAATAGTGCCCTGAAATGTAATACACGTCCTGGAATCCTAAATCAACTAATTTCTCTGCCGCAACTCTGGCCCTTTGTCCAGTGTTGCAGTAGACGAGCAAACCTTTTTTTGGGAGTTCTGAAACGGTCTTTCTGTTCATTTTATTTACAGGTAGATGTAAAGCACGCGGGTAGTGTCCCATTTTGTATTCAACGTATGTTCGAACATCAATGACCTTTTTTATTTTTCCAGACTTTATCATTTTTTTGGCTTCTTCTGAAGATATGAGGTTTTCACCGGTAAATGTATACGCTATAGCGAGGCCACCTAGTGCTATTACGAGTGGCAACATTTAACATATACACGCATAAAGATTTGATGTGAATCTACATTATGAGTCTTCGAATTAAGAAGTTGCACCCAGATGCTATCATTCCTACGAGAACGTCGCCTGGGTCGGTAGGTTATGATTTATATAGTATGGAAGAAATTGTGGTTCCACCTCTCGAACGTGCATTCGTAAGTACGGGTGTTTGTGCATCTCTTCCATCTGGTGTATATGGGCGAATAGCCCCTAGATCAGGGCTTACATTGAAACATGGTATACAAACTGGAGCGGGTGTGATCGATCCAGATTTTACTGGTGAATTGAAAGTCATCCTGTTTAATCACGGGAGTGAACCGTTCGTCATTAAAAAGGGGAATAGAATTGCTCAGATGATTTTGGAGCGATGTGAAACGCCTCTCATAGAAGAAGTCGAAGAACTAAAGCAGACACAAAGAGGTGAACGTGGATTTGGTTCTTCTGGTAATTAATTTAGTTGGAGAATGCTATACCGGCCATACCATCCTTAATTCGCAAGATGTTGTAGTTAGCCGCGTACACTCTATACAAACCATCTCTGGCATCGGACTTTGGAGTTTGAATGGTCAACTTCGCATTGTCGATTCGAGAGAAATTTAGTGTGCCACTTGGTTGTGATCTGTTCATGGTGAGACAGAATGGCCATGAGAACAACGGGAGAGCATCAAGAGAGGATGGCGCAAGAGTCGTTGTGTGCATTTCATGTACAACATTATGGTGGAAGGTATTGGATGTGTTTTCGAAAAGAGCCAAGCCATTAATGTATAGCGAGGAACTCGCGAAGCTGTAATCATCGGACCAAGAACCAGTGCTCACATTGGACGTGGTCAAGTGAAGAGATTTGACTGGGTGGTTGAAATAGGTAAGATCAATGGACGTATCGGATTTAGTCATTGGTTGGTATTGCACCTGTGTGATGAGAATTTCATGTTCTTGAGCGGTGAAATGTTCGCGTTCGGCGGTGTCCAAGTAGGCATACATACCATAAATCTTTGGAACAGCACCCAGGTTACCTAGATTGGAACGGCACTTGATACGCAATTCAACTTCGTGGTATTGCAAAGCTACCAATGGGAGAGATTTCGTCCAGTCTTCACTGAAGAAGAATGGTATCATGTAATAATCACCCGCGGATCCACCGACACCCTTGGCGTTATCGGCGATTTCGGCGGTCGTGACCGCACAAGAAGCCTTGGATTGGCTGTCTCTGAGGATAACATTGTGAACACCTTGTACGTAGAGAGAATCCATGCGACAAACTTCTTGGCCACCGATGTGCAAACTGAATTCGGTAACCGTGGTGTCGCTGGTGGAGTGAAGACCATCGGTGTTAATACCGACATTGGAAATATTTGGGTGTTCAACCCACACATAACTCAAAAGATCGCCCTTGGATCGAATTGGGACAACAACTTCGTTGCCACCATTAAACGTACCAATGTAATCCATGCGCTCTGGTTTGAGAGCAAAGTTAGTGTGACGTTTATAGTTTTGGCGCCAGAAACTGACTTGGGGTTCACCAGTGATGTACGCATCCTGAGCCCCGACTGAGACAAGATCGACAAGTGCAGCTGACATAATTATTATTAAATGATATTAAAATTTTAGGTACATAACGAAGTATGGTTGTCTTCCAAGCGCTCACCTGGGAGACCAAGGATACAGATGATGAACACTTGGTCAGTATCTTTGGTAAGACAAAGGATGGTAAGTCTGTCTGTGTGACTACAGCGTTTACACCATATTTATTTGTGAAGCTCCCAAAAAACGTGACGCAGCAACGGGTTCAGATAATTTACAACAAGATTGAGAAGATGTGTCCTGGTTGTCTCACTAGTTATAATACTATTCATCGTAAAGACGTATGGGGTTTTCAAAATAATGAGCAGTTTCCATATCTTCAGTTATTTTTCAAGAATCTTGCTTCGAGGCGTATGGTTGCTGGTCGTCTCAGACGTCCCCTACCAGATGAAACACTTAAATTAAAATTGTACGAATCAAACTTGGATCCAGTTTTAAGACTTATGCACCGAACGGGTATTCAGTCTACCGGATGGCTTGATAGTGGAGACGAATGTGTTCAGGGTTACAATGCGCACACCGAAATTGATTTAGATTGTAAAAACTGGAGAAATCTTAAACCTGTGGAAGACCCAGAGACGGCCCCATTTGTGGTTGCTTCTGTGGATATTGAATGTAACAGTTCTACGGGTAAATTTCCTGATGCGGATATTGAAGGTGACGTGTGCTTTCAAATTGCCATTTCATTATGTAAATTTGGGAGTGATGAACCTTACGATAAAACGTGTCTATGTTACAAAAAGACTGATTCTAATCTCGGGGGATGTAACGTAGTGTCATTTGATACGGAGCGAGAAATGCTCGAAGCATTTAGGGATTATTTACACGAAAAGGATGTGGACATTATTACCGGATGGAACATCTTTGGATTTGATCTTGAATATCTCATGAAAAGGGCTATCGTGACGCGATGTAACTTAAAATTCTTTCAATTGAGTAAACTGCGGGGATACAACTGTGAACTTACACTCAAGAAACTTTCTTCGAGTGCTCTGGGAGATAACGATT